ATCTATATTCCAGAAACATGTCAGAGAATGTCACTGTTTGACATGCTACCTGTTGTGAGATAATACAATTGCAAGAGATGGATCGAGGGCCTTCGCGAAAACGCGAGGGTCCTTTTCCATGCCTGGGAGGAAGAGGATGCCATACAAGCCAAAGCGCCCGTGCTCATACCCGGGCTGCGGACGGTTGACAGACGGTAGGTTCTGCGACGAGCACAGGCGGGTTGCTGAGCGTCAGTATAACCAGTACCTTCGTGACCCTGATACCAACAAACGATATGGACGCGCGTGGAAGAAAATCCGTGCGCGATTTTTATTACAGCATCCGTTGTGCGTCCAATGCAAGCAGGAAGGACGCTTGACGCCGGCGCAGGAGGTTCATCATATTCTGCCGCTGGCAGATGGTGGAACGAACGACCAGGGCAACCTGCTCGCACTTTGTAAAAGCTGCCACTCGAAGATCACGATCGGATGCAGCAACAAGAAATACAGATGATGCGCGCGAAACGATTTTGGCGGGGTACGGTTGTTACATCTCTGTGACTTTTACATTTGGTCAACGCGGTCGGGTCGCGTACACATTTTCGCGAAAGTTTTAAGGGGAATAGGGCAATAAGTTTTTTTCGGGAGGAAATGCACATGGGAAGACGAGGCCCGTCGGCCGGAAAAGGCGGCAGACCGTCGAAACCGTTGGCGGAAAAGCTATTGGATGGAAATCCAGGCAAACGGAAGCTGACCGTTATGGAGTTTCCGAACGCAGCGGAGTTTCAGGGAGCAGATATGCCGCAGCCGAGCGCGATGCTGTCTGCAGCGCAGAAGGACGGTACGATTTTACAGGCCAGCGAGATTTACAAAACGACATGGGCCTGGTTGGATGAGCGCGGCTGCGCTTCTCTGGTGTCTCCGCAGGTATTGGAACGTTACTCCATGATGGCGGCAAGGTGGATTCATTGCGAGGAAATAATCACAAAAACAGGCTATCTCGCAAGGCACACGACGACCGGGAACGCAATCCAATCGCCGTATGTGGCTATGAGCCAGAACTACATGGCGCAGACGAACCGCCTCTGGTATGAAATCTACCAGATCGTAAAGGAAAATTGTTCCACCGGGTATACCGGCGCAACGCCACAGGACGACATTATGGAACGGCTGCTGTCCGCGCGCAAGGGGAAATAGGTATGGACGACATTCAGGCGTTTGTTCATTCGCTCAAGTACCACCGCTTGACGAGCCAGCAGCGAAAGACGCTGCGCGGGCAGGCGCTCGCGGGCAATCTCCCCGCCGCGCAGGCAGGCTTGCGAAAAATCGTATCAAAAGGAGCTCAGCATGGTCATTCAAACACTGCCAGTCGAAAAGCTTATACCGGCGGATTACAATCCGCGCAAGGACCTCAAGCCCGGTGATCCGGAATATGAAAAGTTGAAACGATCGCTGTCGGAGTTCGGGTACGTAGAGCCGGTGATCTGGAACAAGACTACAGGTCATGTCGTGGGCGGACATCAGCGTTTGAAGGTGCTGATCGACACCGGCGTGACCGAAGTCGAATGCGTTATCGTGGAAATGAGCGAGGAAAAAGAGAAAGCGCTCAACATCGCGCTGAATAAAATCAACGGCGAATGGGACAAAGATAAGCTCGCTCTGCTGATTAAGGATTTGCAGGGAGTAGACTTCGATGTATCGCTGACCGGTTTCGATGCAGCTGAGATTGATAAGCTGCTTAACAGCGGTATTGATACCGAGGAAGATGGTTTCGATGTTGACGCTGAACTCGAAAGGCCCACCTTCTCCAAACTTGGAGATGTGTGGACGCTTGGCCGGCATAAAGTCATATGTGGCAACAGCACCAAGCCGGAAACCTATGCCGCTCTGATGGGAGGGAAGCAGGCGAACCTGATCCTTACCGACCCGCCTTACGGAATCGACTATGACAAAGGAACAGCGGGCAAAATTAAGAACGACAAGTTTGATAGTGACGAGGGTTTTTATAACTTCCTTCATGACGCTTTTTCGGCGATGGCGGCATATCTCGCAACAGATGGCGCGGCATATATTTTCCACGCCGACAGCAAGGGCCTGCCTTTTCGCAGGGCTTTTGACGATGCGGGCTTTAAGCTGTCGGGATGTTGCATCTGGGCAAAAAACACATTCACCCTCGGCCGCTCGGATTATCAATGGTGCCACGAACCCTGCCTCTATGGCTGGAAGAAGTCCGGCAAGCATAACTGGTACGGCGACCGCAAACAGTCCACGATATGGAATTTCGACAAACCGAGCCGCTCGGAGAAGCACCCAACGATGAAGCCCGTGCCGCTACTCGCCGTCCCCATGAAGAACTCGACACAGACTAACGGCGTGGTGCTTGACCCATTCGGAGGCTCCGGCAGCACCTTAATATGTGCGGAACAGTTGGCACGCGAAGCCTACCTGATAGAACTGGACGAAAAATTTGTGGATGTTATCGTCAATCGCTACATTGAAACCGTCGGAAGCGCCGACGGTGTTTTTGTAGAACGGGATGGCAAGTCAATTTCCTATTTGGATGCGACTGCCAATGCGTAACGAATACTGGTTCTCGGAAGATAATTCTATCGGTTATGGCAGTTTGAGCACGGGCGAGGTGTTCTGCTTTGATCCCGAGGATTATGAAAAAATATCAGATAGGACTTGGTACAAGTGCAATGCACCCCCCGGCTATGTTGGCGACCGTACAGGTCTCTGCATACACAGGCTTATACTAATTGCTGCGGACGGCTGCGAAATCGACCACATTAACTTGAATCCGCTCGATAACCGAAAAGTCAATTTGAGGTTATGTACGCATCAGCAAAACCAATGCAATCAACCTCTTCAAAGGAATAACACCTCTGGAGTGACTGGCGTCAGCTATTTTGCGCCAAGAAAAAAATACCGCGCGCGAATCAAGTGCTTTCAACGAGAATTACACTTAGGGTATTATCCCACATTTCTTGAGGCCACTCAAGCGAGAAATGTCGGCGTGAAAATCCTGTTCGGAGAGTTTGGGCGATGCCACGAAGCACCGCCTCCACCCAAATGGATAGAAGATATTGTTCAATCCAAATGCAGCCGCTTTCTTGATGAGGCGGTTTTTTCTTGCTTAAATGGAAGAGCTGACGCATTTTTTCAAGAAAGTGCTTGATAAGTACAGCTTACAGAGGCATATATGTACTACCAAATTCAAGGAGGTAGACATAAAATGCAGATTCATTACAACGTAACAGGCGACAAAAGGAAGGAGCTGGTCGCGATCATGCGCGACGTGCTGCAGGAAACGACCCGGTATCTTGGTGCCCCAGACTTCAAATTTCAAGTAGGCGCGTACACGGTTGATAAAAACGGCACAGTACTTTGCCCGGATGGGTACAACGCTGCGGAGGTGGACATGCTCATGCGCGAACTTGCACATGACGGCTTCATTGGAGAACGGATCGGCGAACCGGAAAAGGTAGCCGAACCGCAAAAAATTGAGACACCAAAGCAGGAGACCACATCACCCTCGCTCGACACATGGGATAGGCTTTCGATCGAGATGCCGAAAGACGGCATGACGCTTACCGCAATGGAGAACCTGAGGCGGCTGGTCGCGAGCAAAGCGACGCTGCTCAAGAAAGCGCTCGGAACTGACAGCCTGCTGATCACAGAACATGCTGACAGAATCGAATTCGGTTGGTTCCGACCGACCGACGACCAAACGGAGATCACGGCTTACTACCAGCTGGTGCAAGGACTAATCGAACTGGCGCGCACACAAAAGCGCGTGCTGGCCGCCGAGCGGCCAGTGGAAAGCGACCGTTACGCTTTCCGGTGCCAATTACTTCGTCTGGGATTCATTGGTCCGGAGTTCAAGGATTCGCGTAAAGTTCTTCTGCGAAACCTCTCGGGTAGCTCTTCCTACGCAAAGCGGAAAGCAGGTGACGACGCATGAACGGAATCAATCCGGAGCAGCTGAAACAGCTCAAAGAATATTACAAGCCTGGTACGAAGGTGCGGCTGGTACACATGAACGACCCCTATACACAT